GTCTTCTCTTTTTGCGATTCCGATCACCCAAACATTGGAATAATCCCTTTTGTCAACATAGCACAAAACATAGTGGTCGATGTCTTTGTTCGGTCTGTAGGCGGGTACTCTCAGGTATGGATTTTTCCAATACGTGGTAGTCTTTACTTCTATGTTGCCATAGGTCTCTACTTTATTATCGACTCCTGCGTCTCCTCGGTCATGAAAAATAGTTTTGTCTATCTCCACGCCGAACAGGTGGGCTACAGCGGCTTCTCCAATCGCGCCTACGATGTGTACATCTTCTGAACTTCGGTAACTGTTATTATAACTTTTTGAGCCAAATTTTTCTTTTTTCAGGTCTCTCTGTTTGGCGATATCAATAGCTTCTTCAAGATTTTCTTTCGGTAGCTTGATTTGTAGACGATTATTCATTTTTCCATCCTAAAGCTTCTGAGATGATAGGAAACTGTTCGATAAAAATGTTCTTGACGGCTTCTGCAATATCTCTGTGTTCCTTTTGCGTAGACTTATCGGTTCTGAGTTGTATGTAGTGAATCCAGCTACGGATCGTGCCGTTCATATACATTCTAGTCTTAACACTCATGGGAAGCAAGAACCTCGCGCTTTCTTTTGCGATCCCTCTCTCCAGTGCTTCTTTATAAAAATCATGAGTGGCGTCTTGAACCTTCTTGTGGGTATATTCAAACCACGTCTTGTCATCTTCTTCAAGGTCATCCCAAGAGTTTTGACGGTTCTTTGTGTCTTGTCTTCTGGGACAGATATACTCAAATCCCTCCATCTCGGCGTATCGCTGACTAAATTCTTGAAAAGAAAAACTCCGATGCCTAAGAATCTGAGCGGCTATACCTCTGGTTGTATTTATTTCAACAGTCATGTTGGCCATCTCAAAAATAGACCAGTGACCGTGTTTAATACAAAACTTCAACAGCCCGGACACTTTTGGATTTTTTTGGTTTTTGGAGTTGCTGACCCTAGCGCAGTACCCTATAACTTTTTCTGCTTCAGGAGTCGCCCATACCAGATTCACCTTGCCGTCCATATTTGTCCTCCAATCTTACAATGTCATCCTCTAGACATGTTCCAAACTGCATCTCAAAGACTATAATTTTTTCATCTCCGTCATTTATAAGCTGATGAGATTCATTCGTCTTGATATGAAACGACATACCCGGTCTGACATACCAGCTTGAACTGTTAAGCCTTAGCATACCATTTCCACTAAGGACATACCAAAATTCCTCTCTTTTGTGGTGGAGTTGATACGATAACTCTTCGCCGGGATTAACTACGATACGTTTAAATACTACAGAATTAGTTCTGTAATAATCAGTATAGCACCCCCAAGGCTTTTCTACGGTTTTCGTTTTAATCATATTAACCAGCCTTTACCTGTAACCATTCCCAGTTTTTTAAGGTGTTAAGCATGGCAATGTTAGACTCATGCATGTCTAAATTTTTGTTATCAATTACACAGTCAAACCCTTCGTAATCGTTTGTTAGGGCGTTTTCGCTTGTGTGAGGGTCGCTGTAGGGGCTTCTGGTCAGACGAATAACCTTGCCTCCAGCCTCTTTTATAGCCTCTACTTCGTTGGGAAATCTGCAATCTGGAACGATTGCGAATTCGGTTTGACTCATTTTGATGCGTGAAATACACGAAGATGTCCAGACATTCGGTTTGATTTTTCTACAAATGTCTGTGCCAAAAAATTGTAAAAATTCTCTAGCTGTCATATCCTTCTTGGATCTAGATTTTCCGGGCATGTTTTTCCACGGTATGCCTGTTGAAGAATTCTTATCTTTATCTGTGCCGAAGCATTGGTCTCTAGTAAGGCCAAACAATTGTACGGCTATTGATTTTAAGGGATCAGCGAAACTGAATGATCTAACACATGGCCAGATGTGACCCGCTGCGAATTCGCAAAAATCATCATCCTGTCTCTCTACATCCATGATTCCCATACCTTCAACCTCCCCGCCCTTTTCGTCAATACCTTTTGTGTTTACAAGTAGATTCCCCTCTTCATCCATCATAAACTTTTCAACGATGTCATAAAAACGTAACTGATAGCCATGTAGAAAATTACTAGTAGTAGTTTTTCCGCTTTGCTTCGCTCCAGAGATTCCAAGTATTTTTTGTTCCATTTTAAATCATTCCCGTTAATTGTGGCTTAATTATTGTCTCTATTTCATCAACAGACATTTCACCTATATCCTCTTTGGAAAATTCAGGAAACACCAGATGAAATAACCTCTCACATTTTTTGCCTACAGATTGTTTAGCCTTTGCCCCAGCGTCATCATTATCAGTCAGAACAACAACGTTAAAAGCCCCGGATGTTTCTAAAATTCTAGCCTGACCATCACTAAGGCTTGACCCAAACATTCCGACAGCGTTTCCGATGCCAGCTTCGTACAGTCGCCATACATCCCCCTGACCCTCCACAAGAATAACGGTTTTGGTTTCTCGAATTTTATCTTTGGCGAGCCAATATCCATATAGATATAAACCAGAGTTGAAATTTTTAGAGTTTACCCACTTAAATCCATTGCTGATTTCATTTTGTGTTCTACCTACGCAGCCGACCATATACTCATGGTTGTCGTCGTACACCGGGACAACTATTCTTCCATTCATCTGCTTTGAGGGATCATTGCAGATGCCTACATCAAATTTATCCAGAGTATCTTCCGAATAACCCCTGTTCAAATAATATTTTACCGGTCTGGCTAAAGAATTTCTTACTGTTTTTCTGGCTATTGCGCTGTCGGGAATATGTCGGTTTTTTAAGGGGTCTGACGGGGTAGTGACTTTCTCGACTTTGAAATCGTGACTCTCTTTTGCTAAATCCTCTACGGAGCTAGACACAAACTCTAAGGAAAAATTAACGGCTTCTTGAAACGAAACTTCCTTGCCTTTTCTGGAGCTTAGCAAGCCCCTTATCAAACCTATGGGGGTATGCAGAAATTTTTCTTCACACCCGTGAGTCCAGCATCTCCAGCATCCAAAGTATTTGTCTTCCATCGTAACGGTAAACGCCTGTGGGTTATCTGCGCCCTCGTGTATAGGACACACGCAGGTTATTCTGTCATACTGACGGAAATATTCGACCCCGAAGAGGTCCAATAAATCCTCCATTCTCAATGCGACTTTATGTGACAAAACTGCGAGTTCTTCTTTTTTCATTAAAAAGGACTTTCTTCATTGTCAAAATCATCTACTTCAAATCCAGACTGCTGTTTTTGGTAGTCAAATTTGATCTCGTTTCTGGTGGGTTTTTCTATAATCTTTGCTGTCTCTCCAAGCATTGCGATGTTGATATAATCATAATCGTCTAAACCAGCACCGTGACGTGTAACGATAGGAACCAATTTTCTATTCCCGTTTTCTCCTTGATCTTCTGCGATTTCCTCGTCGGATTTTTTCTTAAAGATACTAAAGCTGCTACACAACCACACCAGTCTATCAGAGCCGCTTACAACATCAGTAGATTCTTTAGTAATTCCATCCCGATTTAACTGAACAAAGCTTAGACACGGGCAGTCGTACTGAACACAAAAATTGTGAAGTTGCGTGATGTGAAAACCTAAGACTTGATATTCCTTGAGGCTGTCACTAATTTGCCCGGAGTCCATAAGTTTAAGATAATCGTATATAATCATACAATCTTTGATTCGGCCATTATCGTCATATCCGACATTTTTGAATAACCATCTTCGCATAACCGATAGGGTTTCTTCAAAAGGCTTCCCAGCAATGCTTATATAGTCGATGGGAATTTTATCAAATCTTTCTACAGCTTTATAGACCTTTTCTTTTTCACAAACGCTTTCCGCAAATTTACCACTGGCTATATCATTAATATTCACACCACTAAAATTAGCAAGAACGCGATTGAAATGATCTTCTTTCGACATTTCCGTATCTAGAACTAAAACGGGAACGTTTAATTTCTCGGATATGTGTATAGCCACATTATCAGCAAACATACTTTTGCCCACCTTGGGACGTGCAGCAATTAGGTCTACACACTTCCTTCTAAACCCACCGCCTATCGCCTCATCAAACCTAATAAAACCGCTAGTCAAGCCCAAAAAAGCCGAAGGGCTTTCTTCTATATGAGATACATATTCAGAGACTTCTTTTCCGAGGGTAATCGGTTTATCTTCTACCGACCCGTTTAGCGTTGCGGATAAAGCAAAAATAGGTGATTCAGCAATGTTAAGTATCTCATCTATGGATTCATCACCCGTAACATCAGAAACATCAGAAATGATTTGTTTTACTTTACCTTTTATCTCTCTAGCTATTTCTAGTTTTTTTAGCTTAACCGCGTGCTTCCTAACATTGTTTAAATCAATATCCGTTTTAAAGAGTGCTTTGATATCATCCAGAGCAATCTCTTCTTCTATGATAGAGTCTAGCCCTAAATCTTTAGCAACGCTAAGAAGAGAAGGTAGGTCCACGCTGGAGCTACCTTCTAGAGCCTTTTCTATACAGGCATAAAGTATTTGATTTTGTTCAAAGTCAAACGTATTTACACTGATGATATCGTCTACGTCAATATACGCATCCACCCCGTGGTTCAAAAGACCGGCTAGTACCGCTTTTTCAGATGCCGAGTTGTTTATTTGGCTTGCCATTTTATTTTCTGGCGCATTTTCCGCAAACGTGGAATTCACCCTGTACGAGACTTTGGGCAACCTTTTCTGTTTTACCACATTTATGACACAGTATTTCCACTGTTACGGAAGCGGGTCTATTTCGAGGAGAAAGAGCGATTTGTGGAGTCTCTATATCCTTAGAATCTGTTCCTTCGTCTGTGAAGGTGTTATCACCTCCAACAACCGGCATGGTTTTAGCTACTCTAGATTTTGTTGTAGGATCAGATGACTGAGCGGAAGCAACAAAATCACTAAAGTCGTTTTTATTCATAGGCGAGTCTTCCGTAGTTGGTGGATTTTTCGGGCTGGTTGTTACCTCTCCCGTTAATTCCTCAAATGCTACTCGAATAAGATCCATGTCATTGGTCTCTATTCCAACTCTAATTTTTTCTAACGGGCTGGTCATCCACTCTTTCTCCTACTAAGCTCTAATAATGAGTCTGCCATTCTTCTAAGGTCTCTTACTTTGTTGTCGAGCCACATAACTCTACTTTCAGCGGCCAACTTAACTTCAAACAACTTCTTAGCAAATTCGTCATTGTCTATAACGGTGTAATATTTTTGTTCCCATTTCATGTATTTATCGAACTGGTTCGCCTGTTTTGAAACGATCATGTTCAGTTGTTTTTCACACCAGTTTAGTTTTACGATGTGCTGATTAGAAACGGACTGAACATAATGACAATAACCATAAAGAACATAAGCCTTTTCGCAGCATTCTTCGGGGGTTAAAGATTCTAATTCTACACTTTCTAAATTGATAATAGTTTCAACTTCTGGATTTATCTGAATGGAATATATTTGCTCTCCTGAGATATAGTTATCTAAAGAGTCAACAAAATATTCAAAGCTATCGGTTGAAAATTGACTTTTTCCACTCATCGTCTTCGCCTTCGTGACTCAATACAACAATTTCGATCTCGTTTAAATCACACCATCTGATTTTATCTCTGTCTCTAGCTTTAGCTTTCTGGAAACCTTGTTTAGTTTTATGGTAAAATTCATTAAATTCATAATGCTGCCTGCCATGAACCTCTACGACAAGCTTGCGTGATGGAACATAAAAATCTGCAAATAGCGTCGAAGATCGTGTCAGCGTGGCGCTACCGGGAAGATGGACTTCCTCTAAAATTATAGTGCGCGGGAAGAGTTCACGCAAGATGGCTCTGACTCTTTTGTGAAGACTGGAGCATTTTCTTTTGTTGTGTCTAGCAGTTTTTCCTACGAGGTTCCATTCTCTTTCCCGACCATCGAATCCTGTAACTTTCACAGTATGCTCTTTATTTCTTCTTCGAGGATTTCTAAGGTGATAGGATTACTGCTTAAAAAAGCGGCAACCTTATCTTGCCCTTGAAATTGAAAAAATGACTTTACTGCCTTTTCATCTTCTATATCTATGTCGTTGGCCATAAGTAAATCTTTAACCCTGTCGCTATCTTCAAAAAGGTAATTACAAGTATACCAAGCTCCAGCTTTAGCTATTAGATCTAAATCTACCGCCATTATAAACAACTCTTGGGTTTTGTCGATTCCTAGGCCGTATTTAAGCCATCCCTGAGCTTCACTGCCGGGAAAGCCTCCTGCGGCGGAAGTCTTAATTTGCCAATGAATCATTTGTCCAATTTGCTTACCCCCAGATACCCACGGCTTTATGTATTTTATTTCTAATATGTTGTCTGTTTGATATTGAATCCCACGGCCACCATCAGGTACTTTACTCCTGCCAAAGCCAGAAGTGTTTGCAATTAGATGCGTAATCATAATTACAATAGCTTTTTGTCTTGGTACGATACCACCTAATTTTTTGCACCAGTTTTTTAGCAGCTTGGGTAGGGATGGGCGATACTGGGCGTTAACATCGTCAATCAATTCCTTTTCTGGGATAAGTGCCGAAATGGAGTCTACTATCAATACACAGCCGGGAGTATTTTTGATATAAAATTCGGCAATATTAAGGAATTGTTCCGCACTCATGGGTTCATCCACAGTGCCAACAATCTTCATTTTTTCAATATCCAGCCCATCGATACCCGTAAGGTTTATTGATTTTAACCTGCCCTCTGCATCGAGATATATTATCGGTTTAGAACCGTATTTTTCTTGTTGACAGGTAGCGGCAAATTGAAGAGCCGTTGTTGTTTTTCCACTTTTGGGATCGCCAGTGAAAGTAACCCATCCTCCCTCTTGTATTCCGCCCCCTAGGGCCAAGTCTAAAGCAGGACTAACAGGAATGACTTGTAAATTGGATCTTTCTTCAAAGACCTCTAACCCGCTTCGTACTACATGACCATACTTTTTGATAACTTCTTTTGTTGTGTCATCACCCAGCATTTCAGCTACGGCTTTAGCCATCTAAATCCCTCAGTTTTTGAATCGTACTTTTCTTACCAAACGGCTTTCGTGGAGGAGCAGCTTCTTCTGTTACATACTTTTTAGGCACAACTTCACGATTTTTTTCTTTGTCTACTTTTGTCTGCTCGTATTTAATTATATTCTCTAAAGCTTTTAGACGTAGGGAATACATCCATTTTCCCTTGGGAGACTTGAGAGCATTGATAATAGCGATGTCGTCATACTTTTTAAGAAGCTGGTATGCTTTGGTTACTTGGCCTCGGAACTTGTTCTTCCACTTTTCCGTATTCCAAAGTTTAAACGCAGGAGTACCTTCATTCGCCTTTTCAGCCTCTCTCAACAAAACCATCTCGGCTATATATTGAGCGGCATCGCATTCTTGTCCAGTTGTAACGTGTTTATACTTCTTCATATGATTTATTTTTAGCAATCAGGCAAGCCCCTGCTTCGGCGGGGTTTCTCGTCTCAAATTGTTCTGGTATTATTTCTGGCAGATTCCAGTGTCTGACTCGTAGCTCGTCATTTTCTAGCACGCCAACTATAAAAGAATGGCTGGTTGTGTCTCCGAACATATACTTTCCGGCGCACTTACAAAAATAATAGCCGTCACCGCCCTCTCCGACAACCTCAATATGTGAACGGTTTTTAATTTTCATTCCGGTGATATAGAGGCTGTTTTCTTTGCAATGCGCTCCCAGTCTTTCCCACGCGCTGCTCGGCTCTTCACCGGGTCTGCCATCGTCCTGATAAACAGTAGAGCCGTCAGATAAAGTAGCTATCCAGATAGGATTGCTGTCGGCATACTGATTGATATAGCTATCGATGGAAATACTTATAGGCATTTAGTCTTTAATCCTATGTATACAGGAGGAGCTTTCTGATTTTTTTAATAATGCATTGGATTTAAAACTATCAGCCTGTTCTGATGCAGCCGGTGTCATAACAGTAACTCCTCTGCCATCTTTATGACCGAACAGTTCTCCAGCAATGACATTTTCCTTACCTTCGCCTTGAGCCTCAGACGTGGTCGCTTTTTCGGATTTGCCACCTAGGTACTTTGAGACAACCTTTTGATTTCTGTTTAATTCTTCGGCAAGATCTTTAACGCCTTTATCAGAATGATTATCTATGTAAAATTTCTCAACCCTATTTAAGGGACCGCTTTTTTTAGACATGAATATACTCTCTTTCCGCCCTGATAAGGGACTCTCCATTTTTGGTTTTTAGATAATTGAAGTAGAGGTTAAATATATTTTCTTTAACCCTTTTGAACTCGGCAAGCCCTATTTTTGTTGCATCGATTCCTTGGGGGTCAAACATTTTGCCCCTGAAGAATTTAACGTAGCAAAAATTGGTATGCTTTCCGTTCTCGATAAGAATGTGCATCTTCGCACAAACCTGTTGAGTTTCTTCATTTGCTTCTTTACCGTTGCCTAAGATAAATCTACGGTTTATCTTCCTAGAAGTCTCTCCAAAATCTTCGTGTTTATCTACCATGTTAAACCTCTATAGATTTACAGTGTATTTCTACATAATCTTCAGTATCTTGATCTATACTGACAAGCCGACTCGATTCCGTACAACCGATATAAAACTCTCCAACGATTTCTCTAGTAGGACTCGATCCGCCGCATTCTTCGTTTTCGCAGATTACTTTTACCGTTGTTATCCTGTTTGATTCTTTAGTTTTCCATATATCAACATGTTCAGACCCGCAGGATACGCATTTGATGAATTCGTGTCCCAAATCCTCCAATCCGTTTTCAGTAGGCTCCTGCTCACTCATTTTTTACCTTCTTGAATATATCTCTTTTTTTGCTCGGGAGTCATTTTGAAGACTTCATTTTGAGACGCTTCCCCATCTTTATGATACCAAGGCTGGCCCTTTTTGTCAACATTTTTACCCTTCGCTTGTTGCCGCTTTTTCTCGTCTAATTCGTATTTTCCGAATTTTTGGGTATTGCGTTCAGCTAATTGACCCAGAGTTGTAGGCTCCGCTCTTACAAAAGACGTAAAGCTGCCCAAGATTCGCTCTAGTTTATGTTTCTCACAAGACGGACACTTTCTTCTTTTTTTGTACTGTTTCATTGGTATAACATCAGAAAATCTATGTTCGCAAGCCAAACATTTGTATGCATATTCCGGCATTTTATTGTCCTAGATAGAATAACAAAAGAAACTGTGCTATCGTTAGAAATATTACACTTAACCAAGCATAAAGTCTTTTATGGTGGTATAAGAAGATCAGAAACCCTAGAGCCAGAATTGTTCCAGCCATTTTTATACCCATAAATAATGCGACATCTCCATTGTCTTGCCTTATTAAGTATCTGCCAATAGGATTCTGTTCATTATAAAGCATTATGTGTTGATTTTTAACAGCCCAGTATAAATCGATTGAAGAAATTATGCCGATAGCTAGCCACATTGCAGCAAAGTAAAACTTATGGTCTCGTTTTGCTATCAGTTCAGTCATCTTCTAATCTTTCTAAGATGCTTGATATAATTTTGTTTCTGATTATGTCACACCGGTCTAGTTCCACGATACTGACACCTTTGAGGTTGTCAAGCCTGTCTACACACTCTTCTAAACCCCCACTAATGTTAGCTGGCAAATCGGTCTGTTCTATATCACCGTTAATCACACATTTGGATCTAGAACCCATTCTTGTAATTAACATTTTTATTTGTTGGTACGTGGCGTTTTGCGCCTCATCTAATATGATAAAAGAGTCGTGAAAATTTCTCCCTCGCATATACTCCAAGGGACAAATTTCTATACGTTTTTCCCTTAGCCATTTTTCAGCAGTCTCTTTTGGCAG